ACTGGAGGGTTCTTGTGTGTTACCGCTTTGTGATAAAAACTTCTACCTACATAATAGTTAAGTTGGTTGTGTTCGTTGTAGCTGGGTATTATTATCATTCCTGCATAAGGACCTTCCTCACAATAACCCACCTGATATCTAAGAATATCAATAGGAGTTAGTTTTCTTTCTGTGATTACATAGTGTAGTGCTCGCTTATAGTTGGGTGTGTTTTGTTTTATATAGAGTGGTTTATATCCCTCAGGTAATGATACCAACTCTCTCACACTATTTGCGTTTAGTGTTGATCTTGCCGTATCACCATATATTTCTTTTGCTCTTTTTACATACTCATATGGTGCATTACTCTTACGCAATAATGATGATACTGTCTGTCCTCGTGCATTACAAACCCAACAATGCCACTTTTGTGTAAGTATATTGACTTGTAATTTCTTCTTGTAGTGGTTGCAAAATGGACATTGATAGCTCATTTCTCCATTTCTGTGTGGATCACTTGATCCCAAATAACCATCTAGTAAACTTCTTCCTACTGCAATACTAATTGTCATACCGTAACTATACGGATATTTTATTGATTATGCAAACCATTCAATAGTAATATCCTTTTACCTTCTATCCAAGTTTTTCCTATACACTCTGCGGGTTTTATGGGTAGACCGATAATATTAATTATATAATCTCACACAACCAGTCTAGTGGTATGGTTTTGTTTGCCCACCTAAATCCATGCTTATCTGCCCACATAGCGTATGTTGTTGTTGATCCTTTTCTAATTTTGGCTTTTGAGTTTTGAAATACAAATCTTATGTCCAAATGTGGATGTTGTTGCTTAATAAGTATGTGTTTTTTCATATCGGCTAGAACAAGCCTACCCTTTGTTTCAATATAAATTCCATTCGGTAACTTGAAGTCTGGTGTATATGTGTGATCAGTAGTTGGAATTGTATATTTTATTTTGTGCTTTTCATACTCCCCATCAATGTTATTTTCTTTTAAAACTGCATCTAAATCCTCTTCTAAGCCACTTCTATAACCATGCTTAATTGCTGCTATCCTCTTTGCGTAAACTCTTTTTGCCATAACCTATCTGTCAAATCTTATAATTATTGTTGTATCTGTGTTATTTGGTAATTGTATTGGTGTGCTTAGTTTGCCAATAGCTACTAATCTGTGATAGTCATCATAAAGTCCAACTCCAGTTACAAATGGTGAAAAGTGGGAGGATGTTGCGTATGAGTTAAAAACGTATTGATTTTGGTTTGGGTCATAAACTTGGAGAGTTGGATTTGTACTTCTCGTAAACTCTCCTGGTCCTACAGTGCAAGAGATTTCTGTTTCCCAAATCGTATGGGTTCCCCTAGTCTCTATTGTATTAAAAGTTGCATGTCTGCTTGGAATTGAGGTTGTGCTCATCATTCCATGATTATAAAAAACATTACCCACATTCACATTGCCTACACCCAATGTATGGTGTAGTATGTCTATTTCGGTTTGGTTTATGCTTTTATTATAAATCTTAACATTGTCAATATAACCATCAAAACCTTGTTCTAAATTATAAGAGTTGCCTATGTATGTGTTTTCTAAATTTATACAATCCTTATCTACTAGTATTGATGTCGCAGTATCTACTGTATTACCACTATCACTATTAATATACAAACTAACTAGTGATCCAGACTTTGTGGCTACTATGTGATACATTTTGCCTGTAACCAAAGCCGCGCTGCTAGTTACTGCAAATGTTCCTTCATTTCCACCTCCTTGTTCAAAAGAAACCTTATGTGATCCCGAGGTATATATTAATCTATAAGGGAATTGATTATTTATCGGTTGTGAAAATATATTTCCATTTACGTCAACTTGTAATTCTTCTGCAGGTCCGTGTTTTGATAAAAACGTTGAACCTGAAGCGTGTGTTGGATATGCTTCTGGCATAACAAACATACTAATTGAGTATGGTTTATTTTGGAAATTATAAAGATCCTTGTAGTCTGATACCTGATCTGTTTTTATAATTATACTTGAACTACTATTTGAAGAGAACTTCATTTGTGCACCCATTAAATCAACTGCTGATGCGGATGGGAATGTGCTGCTTGTTGGGAATGTTACACTTATATTATGATATAAAGACTCCATTTGCCAATCACCCTTATTATAGCTACTTGTAAAGCTAACAAGACCTACATCTACATACTTGTATATGTTGTCAATAGGCCACTCTCCAACCGGAGTTTTGGATATTGATGATGTATAATCAGTATAAGCACCCCCTATATACTGACCATATGGTGAGTAATAACCACTTCCTGAGATTGCTAAGTTTCCATTAAGATCATCCAACACAGTCCAAACTCCAGAAGCTGTTGTCACTGCTAGCGGATTATATAGACTACCACTATTAACTGCGTAAGACCAGCTCATACTCATGCGTACGGAGCCTGGTAGTATTGCCTCTCCAAATTTGGATTGTGGCATGCTTATCATCTGAGCTTGATCTTCTAGATACCTTACTTGTTTGTTTATATTACCACTTCCAAAAGAAGCTTTATTATTTGTGTAGAAGTCTCTGTAATATAGATGCTCTACTGACCTATGTATAACTCTCTGGAACTTACCATTAGCTGTCGTCAACTCATCTTGTTCGAATAGAGGGTTACCTTGATCAAAGGTGTCTTTTAGTGGATCAGCTTGTGGGTAGTTGGATATTGGATTGTAGTTGGCTTGATATATTGTATATATAGAACCACTAAGGTTATTTTCAATAACGTCAGCCCAAAGTTTATATGTTCTAAAAGGTGTTATGCGTACGTCTGACTTATCAAGACTCTTAAATACTCCTGCCATTTCATATAAATATAGTTAAAAAAAGAAACCCCTAAGCAATTAGTGGTTCTATTTACGAATGCCCTTCTAGGATAGGTTTAATGTTATTAATAATAGTGTCTGGATTTTGTTTTATGTCACTCTCCCAAAACCGAATAACAGCATATCCCTTTCTAGCTGCTAATTCTGTCTTGTATTGCCTTTTGGCAGATATTGCAAATTCTTTCCATATAATAGCAAATCCTCTCGATAATAAATGTGGAGAGGATTTGCCAAAGTGTACGTTCTAGTTTAACTTTAATTAAAGCCTCTCAGAAGTCGAGCTTGATTTTGATTAATGCCTCCCTATTAAAACTTTTCAATAAAGGTCGGCTTAGCTTTGCAACGGCAACTAGTCTGTTAATTGTATCATACATACCAATAGTCGTTATATAAACACTAGGGTTACGAACCATACTTGCGTGTAAGAATCCTCCACTTGAGCCAGTTACAAATGTTGGGTTGTTTGAGAAGTTAAATTGTCTATTTGTAATTCTTACGAAGTAGTGTGTTGATGTTACCTTCTCTTCACTTCTTGCTTGAAAGTAAGATGATCCAGAGATTCTAGCTGACATCGTTACATGGTTTCTTGGCTGAGTTGTTGCTAGGCTTAATACGTCAGCCGCTGCTGTGTTGAAGTTAGCTCCCAATTCACTCTTTAGCCTAGTTGCATTAAATACATATATACCCTGGTCTGGGTAGAATAAACCATATACTGTTGATGATGCTGAAACACCCCCTGATCCGCTGTATATTCCAAAAACACGTCCTGCTTCATTTATTGTTGGTGATTCTCCTTGACCGCTTCCATCAATAAATGTTCTGAACGCTGTGTTCCAAGTTGAGGATACTGACCCACTTCCTAAACGCAATTCCCAATTTCCTGGATCTACCTTTTGACGGAAACGAGCTCTTGCTACGTTAATTACAACAACATCGTCTGGATTATCACTTCCAAATGTAAATGCTGCATCCGTTGGAGGAAGTAGCATGTTTTTATATTGAGAGTATATTGCTCTGGTTGGTGTATCGTTTGTGTTTTGTCCCGTTGTATTTGCATCACCATAAGAACCACTCCCTTTTCTGTGGCCATATGCAACAGCGAATTGTACGGCTGCATTTGGATCTGATTGTGGATCTCTATGATAGATATTCGCGTAATAGTCTCCCGATTGAGACAGTTGTGTAGACGATGTGAAAAAACCTATACCACTAGCAAATGATTGTGAGTAGGGGTTCATAGTCTCAGACCATATTGGTTGGGATATAGTCTGGATATCACCTGCTACGATATCATCTTGTGTAAAGTGTTTAAAAATCTCTGCCATGGTATTTTAAGAATTTAATGGTGCAGATGTTTGTACATCTAGTGTTAGAAATTGAGAGGGATCAACTGAAATAGATATAGTTTTAAATCCACCAGTCTCATTGCCAACAATTGTTAATAATGCTCTTTTGATTGTTGTACCAGCTTGTGGTTTTGCTTTTATAATAAATTTAGAACCAACTCGTGTGATTGTTTTTCCTGCAGTAGTCATTCCTGTAATCTCATCATCTATGAAATTAGCAGATGTACTAGCTAAATTAGCATCCGATACGGATGTAATTAAAGATCCTTTTGTTCGAGTTTGATTTGAAACTGCTCCATCTGGGGCTATTTCTATAGTCGCTACGGTATCGTCGCTTAGTATAGCTGTATATCCAGCTCCATCATTACCACCAGCTAAATTCAAAGTACTTGGTGATACCGTTACCTCTTGTA